AGAAGTGTTAGCTGTTATCTCATTGGCTTGTGTTGTTGTTATACCAACTTTAGCATTATTGGTAACTATGTCCGATGCTTGTTGTGTTGTTATGCCAACCTTTGCGGTATTAGTTACTATTGCATTAGATTGTTCGGTTGTTATTCCGACTTTAGCTGTATTTGCTGTAATTGCATCCGCTTGGGTAGTTGTTATACCTACCTTTGAATTGTTAGTAGTAATATCAGATGCCTGCTGTGTGGTAATTCCGACCTTAGCATTGTTTGTGGTAATATCACTTGCTTGTTGTGTAGTGATGCCTACCTTAGCTGTGTTTGCAGTTACATTAGTATTAGCTGATACCCTTGCATCTGTGTAATATAGGTTAGACGTACCTTCTGCAATATCATCAGTATCAAGTACTACATCCCCTATTTGTGTGTTTACGCTATCAACAGCAGCAGTAGGGATAGTTGGTTTGTTAAGAATAAACGAATCACTATTAGTATCTGTTTCATTCCAATTAGATTGTACATTTACTTCAGCACCACTTTCTATATTTGCAAGTTTTGTACTATCTGCACTTGGATATGAGTTTTTAGCTGTGTTTGCTGTTACTGCACTATTAGCTACTACACGAGTATCTGTATAATATAGGTTTGTTATTCCTTCTGACACATCGTCAGTACCTAAGCTTACTGTACCTATTTGTGAATTTACTGAGTCAACAGTGTTTACTTGTGCTCCAGTTTCTATTCCTGTTAATTTAGTACTACTTGTAGAATCAAAGCTTATTTTAGCATTATTAATTTCAATATCAGATGCTTGCTGAGTAGTTATACCAGTCTTATTAGTATTTGCAGCAACTGATGTATTTGCACTTACTCTACTTTCAGTGTAATATAAGTTTGTGGTTCCTTCAGATATATCATCTGTGTCTAAAACAACATCTCCAGTTTGACCATTTACAGTATTTATAGGTGCTGTTTTTGAATCAGCATAACTTTTAATCGCAGCTGTAGTTGGTATTGTGGTATCATTATCATTGTTTTCAATACCGTCAGCTAGATCAACTAATTTTGTTATAGTTATATCTTCACCTGTATCTTTTAATGATCCAAACTCAATAGTTCCGTTTGCTTTTAAATTTCCGTTTGTATCTAAGTATACACCAGAGCCAGTACCCTGGCCATCAGTAATTTCTTTTTGGCTAGAATTTAAGTTACCATTGTCCTCGGTTTTTAGTAAACCTTGGTAGGTATTTTTTATTCTTTTATTTTGTAGTGTAGCCATATTTACGAGCAAACAGCGTCAATAACATCTTGAATTGTAGCTTTGTTAGAATTATTTCCGAACCAAGTCACGCAATAAATCTTTCCCCAATCGTTTGTTATTGTCATTTAAATATTTTTTTAGTTTAACTATATTTTCTTGTTTTGGTTTATATCTTATAATACCCATCCTTCAAAACTTGCATCTTTATCAGGATATACATCACCGTTTGAGTTTGACGTATATTCTGGAAAAAGATCTTGGTTAAAACTCATATACGATATAAATCTTTCAGTATAATACTGAGCCAAGTCTCTTTCTTTTTCTATTAAAAAATCAACTTCGTTTTTTGGTACACCATCAGAGTTTTCTGAAGTATGCTTATATACACCTTTATTTGAAATTGTATAACTAGCAAAAGGTAAATACTCAACCATAGCCCAATGTATAACCATAGGCTTTACATAAGCATTAACTAACGTTAAATAATTACCAGTTAAATCACTATCAATAATGTCTTGACTAATTTTGTCAAATAAATCAGAACCAAGATAATTTTGTATGTGTATATCTTGAGAGATTTTAATAAATTGAATAAATTTATCAGTATCTACATTACCATTTAATGCTGTATATCTTACTAAATCGTTACGGGTTATAAATAGTGCTGTTGCCATTATCCTTTATAATTTGGGTGATGTCCATTATTAGGCATGTCTTTCGGTGCTTTACGAGCATCCTTATAGCCTCTAGGTGTAGGTTTATATGTCTTAGGAATATCATCAACCTCTTTATAATTTCTAATATCTTTTTTCATTGTTTTAGATTTTAATCTATAAAGTACCTCCTGCCATACATGTCCGCAATTTACTCCGCCTTTAAATCTAAATAGATCATAAGCTTTTCCTTTATGTCCAAAAGATTTATTTACACCTGCATTACTTGCCTTATCAATATCTTCTACTCTATATACTATTCCCCTTCCGCTTCTGCTCATCATAATACGACAAAATTGTCTTGAATTACCAGACGAGTATTTAGAATCATATTGGTATCTTACTTTGTATAAAGATTTATCTAAATAACTAAAACCATTTTTCTTAGAATCAATACTTTTCTTCTCTAAGTTTTCTTGTTTTGAGTCTATTAAGTTATTAGCCCAAGCCTCTATATCATCATTATCATCTGAGAATTCTCTTGAGTCAACTTCTTCCCAACGATTGGATATTGTTTCACCACGTAAACCATCAAGGATAAGATCAAATTCTTCGTCTGTTAAATCTTCTTTAGATAACTCACAGCATTCTTTAGACATTTTAACACCAGTCTCTTCTTCTCTTTGCTCTTCATTAACAATATCATCTGTTTCTGTAAATTCAAGTGGCTGTAATGTTCTAAAATATAAATTTAAAGAAATACCATTTACAGCAAGAATAGCATCAAAACAATCGGTTAATAGTTCTTGGTAAGGTTTTATTACGATATTATCAAATAATAAAGTAGCAGTCTTAATTTCTTCAGCATTATTACCAAGACCAGAGTTTCCATCTTTGACACCAATTAAAAGTGGTGATGTAATTCTATGTGAAATAACTAATTTTTTTACACACTCATTGGATAGATATTCGTAATGTTGTGGTGCATCGTTAAGTGGTATATCGTCTACCGTGGTTTTAGACTCTGCATTATTGTTAAATGCTACAATTACTTTTTCCCCACGTGATCCAGTAAGTTTGCCAAGCACATCGTCTTTTACTTGCATTTGCTTTTCTCTATCTGGTATACCGTTGTTAAAGTTAACTACTTTTGTACCTGAGAATCCGCATTGTACTTCATTAATTAAGTAGTCAGCAATTTCTTCTTCTAATTCTGCATAAGCCAACCCGCCTTGATAATCTACAGGTGCATAATAGTCATATCCAGATACATATCTTTTAATTATTTTAATTTCTGACTCTTTGCCATTACCACAACCGAATGCAGGGATCCTTTTAGGTTGTTCTGAGGGCTTTATTTTATTCCAGTTATGGTGATAATAGTAAGCTTCAATTTGACCATCCTCGTTGCACTTTTCTGCTCTTAGAGTTTGTCTTGGAAAATGTTCAGCTTTATATACTTTTCCATTTTTATAAATAATTTGCATAGAACCTTCACCAAGTAACTTAAGATCTAAAACAGTTTTTCTAACACAATCATTAGAAAAAATAGACCTCATTTGTGCATACTCATCAGGTTTTTTAGATGAGTTAGTAGCATCAAGTCCTTTACCGTAAATCATATTAACAACACCATTAATAATAGCATTGTTTGTTGCTGACCCGTTATAGCGGTCTATGATATATTGATAATAATTGTTATCAGTACCATAATTTACCCAATCTTTATTTTTGTTTTCAGATATCTCGGGTCTATTATAAGCCGCTAAGTTTAATATATGTAAATTATTCATAAATTATAAATTCATTATCAGATTGATGTGCTTTATAATTGTTATCTCCAGCTTGCCATACACCTTCAATCAAATTCCAATATGATAGTGATTGCTCCCAATAATCTCCAACAACTTCGTTTGTACAAAATATCTTGTCCTTAAATATAATGTCGTTATTTTTTTTAATAGTTAAAATATAGTAATTTTTTTCAACTAAAGTAAACACGTCAGAATAAGTATTATAATAATCGTTTGAACCAAATGTAGCCGTATCTTGAGTGTAAATCTCTTTATTTTGAGTCTCACTAAAAATAGAAACATTGTATATTGCTGTATCAGCAGCTTCATACTCTCTAGGTATAAATTGAAAAGTTTGAGAATCACTTGTACTTTCTAATACTATCATATTATAATAATAAAAAAAAGTTGTTTTTGTTATTTTCTTATAATAAAAAAGGGGCAAAAAGCCCCTTAATTAATTAAGTAAATCAGTTATTAAAAATCAGATCCAGATGTGATAGTCAATGTAGTTGTACCTACAACCATACTTGAACCATCATTTGAATCTACATTAATAAAGTTAGCAGGCAAAGTTTCTTGACCAGAAAAAGTAAGTGTATACCCACTCAAATCGGCCATAGCAGCTCCAGTTACAATAGTTCCACCAGTTACTTCACTTCCGTGCTCACGTCCAACTAAAAAGTAATTATCATTGTAGTCTCTTACAATAATTTGAGGACGTCCGTAAGCTAACAATTTCACTTCTTTATTATCTGCAGCAGATAGTTTTTTAAGTGTTAAATTTAATGTTTGCTCAAAGTAAGTAGTACCATTTTCTCTAGAACTTGTGATTGCCTGTTCAAAAGACGAATTGCCTTTTAATTCATATTTAAAAACAGTTTCGGCAGAAGTATCAAAATTGTCAACTGAATCATCAGCTGTAAGGTTGGCACCAGTGGCATTTAAATCTCCAAAATCACCGAAGTAAATTTCTTTAAGACCACCAACGCTATCCTTGCAAGGTTCGATTCTACCTTTAGTTAATGCACAAGCCATAGTTATTTTGTTTAAATAAAAAGGGTAGGCAGGATATTACCTAACCTACCCCTTTATGTTAGTTATTATTATGCTAAAGTTTGTAGTACCAAATCACTACCGATACCATACTGGACACCAGAAGTAAATCGCATTACTACACGAACATTTTGCGATCCATCAAGATCAGCCATGTCGATAACTTTAACCTCATTGTGGTCAGCCAATAAACCGGTACCGAAGTAAAGGTTAGAAGCTTCACCAGCTACGATGTGGTTAGCAGGCATTCCAGGTGCATGTTGGATTTTAATACCTTCAAAAGAAAGTGCATTACCCATATTGTACCATTGTTGACCTTTATCATCAGTACCAGCAGCACCTTGTCCACCAGAAGCAAATCCACCAAGTGCACGTACATAAGCCTGAAGGGCTACAGTAGGTACGTAAAGTGTTAGATCTTCTTTTCCATAGACAGCAGAAGGAACTCCATCAACAACATTTCCAAGCAAGCTTACGATATTTGAAGATGTATAAGAAGTTTCAGAACCATTAGCAGCGTCTACAACGTCTCCATCAGCAGCCATAAGAACAGTGAATCCGTCAAATTCTCCAGCAGTAGCATTAACTCCACCCCAAATGTTTTGCTCAGTTTTTTCAGCTACTTTAGCTGCAACATGACCTAGCAAAAAGTCAGAGAAAGAAGGAGGTAGATTATCAAATGAAGAATACCCCATCTGAACAGCTTCCCAATCGTTACGGAAGTCTTTCTTACAAAGCTCTAAGTTTACTTGAAATTCTTCTGGTTGTAGAATTCTTTCAGTAAGTGTTAGCGCATTAGAAGTTTCAGTAAAGTCGCAAGTACCATCCGCAATGATATTGGTAGATGCAACCTTTTTTACTACTTCTTTAAATTTAACATTAGGCTTTACAGTTATAGCACCTTCAGCCAATGTCTTACCGCTTAGTAAAGCAGCAGAAATATATTTCCCTGCAAACTCACCAGCATAAGTCGAAGTGATACTGGCGATTGAGCCAGTCAAATTTACATTGTGGTTACTCATTTTTATTTGTTTAAATTATTAAATACTCTATCAATCGTTGAAAATGCTCTTTTTTGTGAGAACAAATTCATCTTCTTTTCAACTGAAGCCTCTGGAGAATGTGATACTTTTTGTACCGGCTCTTCAGATAATTCAGTTTTTTCTTGTGCTGCAAGTTCTTCAGTAACAACGTTACCAAGTTCATCAGCATTCATTTCTTCTTTTGTGATCATAGCTTTAATCTCCTCAACCATTGATTTAATTTCAGCTAGTTCTTCTTTAGTAGCATATTCAGCTTCAACTTTTTCTTCTTCTTCCGCTTCTACTTCTTCTTCGGCAGCTTCTTCTTCAGCTCCACCTTCTTTAATCTCAGCAATTATGCCTTCTTCAGTTACTACTAAAATTTTACCATCTTCGAGTTCGTATTCACCAACTGGTACAGCGACCTTTTCGTCTTCTGTTACGATAAATACTTCTCCTCCAGCTTCAAAAGACTCTGCTTCCAAAACTGTTCCATTTTCAAGCTTCATTTGAGCAAGCTCAACATTTTCAGCTTCGGCTTCCATTCCTAGAAGCTCTTTTACTTGGTTTAACATATCATTCGCTTTCATTATATTATTATTATAAAATTCTTGTTAGCTTATCTAATTTAGCGCGCATCTGTGAAAAACTTGCTGTTGGTATTTTCATTCCTAATTCTTTAGCTGCTTTTTCAGCTTTACCAATCATTTTATCAAAGAAAGAGATATTTTTAAAAGCTTGTTTTAGTAAAGGTTTACGCTTGTTTATAAATGTTTCAGCATTTTTTATAAACCTCTCTCTACGCTCAATATCGCCTTTATGCTTTCTTTCGGCTTTCTCAAGTTCGCCTTTAGCTTCTATAAATTGCCTATTTAATTTTTGTGTTTCGGCTGATGCTTTATCAAACGCTTTTTTAGATTTTTCTTGGTCTTTAAATGCATCACGAGCATATTTTCTATTTACACCTATAATGTCATTTATTTCTTTGATTTCTTGTTCTAATAGTACTGAATCTTTACGTACTTTATTTAAATCATCAACCAAATTAAGGTCTAGCTTGTGATTTGCTAAATTTATTTTGTCTTCTTTAAACTTGTTAAAGATTTTATTTACATCTGGATTCATAATAATATAATAATTTAATTTTTATTTGTTATATTTTGCCAATACCTTGAGCTTGAACACTACCATCACAGCATTTACGTGAGTAAGTATTGTTTTTACATAGACAAGCCCGTTTATTTGTTTTAGGACTTGAATAAAATCTTTTAAATCTATCGTACATTTTTCTCATCTTCCTTGTCCTCTATATTTTTGTTTATATCCATTTTGTCCTTTACTAGCATTCTTGCTATGTACACCAGGTCGTTTAGATCTACTTTCTGGCTTGTAACTATTTATAATATTTTTTGCCATTAGTCTATATTACACCAAGTTCTTTTAGTTTACTTTCAGACCAACTTTTACCAGCTTTACCACCCCAAAGTAAGTAGCTTATAGTACCGCATGCTTTAGTATCACCTTCGTCATAATATGTTTCTGCTCTTGATAAGTAACTATGCATACGTTTTATTGTTTGTACACTAATAGGTTTACCTTGTGCTAATTGTTGTGCTCTTACTTTACCTACTTGTGTAGCACATTTATTATTGACCTTCTCGTTTAATTCAAGGCCTCTCTTTGCGTTGTTTTTTACACCAGATGGATAATCACTATAAGACTCTAATTCCATCGTCTTGCCACTCTTATAACGTTTATCTTTTTTAATAATACCTTTAATAGTTGCAAGTAAGTATTCTGCTTCTTCGTTTTCTATCTCAGCAAGTTCGTCTTTTATTGATTTATCTTGCGGACTTTCTATTTTATCTGCAAAATAACCTTCGATTGAAAA